TTCCCAATTCTGCTTCTGCTTTACCTACACCTGTATTCATTTCTGTTACAACTCTAGTTAAAACATCTGGGTCAACTTCATGTTTGATAATCTGTCTTTCACCAGCTTGAAATATTGACTTACCTTCACTGTCTTTGGCTCTCACAATAAGTGTTTCAATCAATGCATCTACCAATTGACCTTTGTTGTGAAATTCTAAAACCTTAGCCTGCTCTGCAAGTGTGAATGCAGGTCTGTAATAAATTGTAGTTTCCCATTCAGGAACTTCAATACTTTTTAAGCCACTTGAAAGTGCTTCTTTAAAATGACTTGTTGCTTTATTTAAAACTTTGTTTTTCATCATTATCTTTTCCTTGTTTTTCTAAGAGCAGGTTCAACTATTCCTGTGGGAGCTTGTCTACTACTGCCGTCATCTAATACTCCAATATATGGAACATTGTTTTGTGCTATAGGGATGTTTCCACCTTTACCTATACTACTTTTCTTAAATGTATTGTTCCAACCATTACGGGCTCTACCTGTTCTGACTGGAGTTGTTTGTTTTAGTGTAACAATATAATCTTTAACAAATTTGGATAGATCAGTGTTGATCTCAGTAGACAATTCTCTTATTGTTTTTCTTGCATCACTCACTAACCTATCCTCCTTTGATTAAGTTATGTTGTCAACTGTTAGAGTGCCTGTTCCTTGAAAAGAAACACTTGCTCTCATTACATCTTCTAGGTCTTGTGTATACTCAATACCAGTGATGATAACATCACCTTTTAATTTTGCATCAAGCTCAGTACCACCAGCTCCACCTGGATAACAGAAAATTGTTCCTGTGTCACCAATTTGAAAAATTGTATCTACTGAACCACTGTCTGATGAATCAGTCCATACTACATCAGCTGTACCTTCCCAAGATTTTAATCCTGTGGTAAAAGATCTAAAAGTATCTCCCATGTGTGAAGTCTCTATTGCATTAGCTTCAGAAGATAGTGACCAATTGGTTACTTCAGTTACATTGTTACCTGTTGATGCACCTGTTGCTGTGTTAAAGTGGAGTGCTCCACCTTGTCCTGCATATGTTGCCATAATTATACCTCTCTTTAGATATTATAATAATATTCTATGCTGAATATCATTCTACAACTAGCATAAGGTTCTGATTCACCTATTTGAACTAGTTCTATTGTTGTTAAACTACAATCCTTTGCAGTCCCACCTAGAGTTTTATCCAAAGCCAAATGGCTTTCAATAGCATCCACTACTAGATTTCTTTGTTTGTCTCTTTGTGTACCACCAACAACAACCACACAATCAATTTCCATCATACTTCTTCTGGTTCTTATTGCGCCCATTGTTAGGTTTTCTCTGTCTTCACTGACAGTTTCAACATAAACAGCAGGAAATGCTGTCTTTGGTAATTCAGAAACAATAATTGGATCTCTTTGAACAACACCAAGTTTAATTGTGTTCATAGATTTCAAAGTAGAAACAAACTCACTAACTATACTCTCTCTAGACATTATCTGTACAACCTATCTTGTCTAATTCTATCAACTTCAGTATCAGGATCAACTGATCCACTTCCGTCTTTATCATAATCAATACCTAAACCAAATTGCATATCAAATTCTTCATTGAATCTTTCTTTGTAAAAAGTAAGTTGTTCTCTAAAGGGATCACCTTCTGGTCTAAACGTTGAAAGTTTAGGTAGTATATAACCATATAATGCTTTATATACTGTAGATTTTTGCCATTGAGATGCTGTTAGCCTTGCACTATTGAAATCACTTGGATTTTCATATCTGTTCCAATATTTTATTCTGATCATACTGATTACATCAGTTTCAGCCAATGCTAATTCTGATGACCAGTCATCTACACCCTGATCAAAGACTTCAGGTGCAAAAGTGTGTAAGTTTTCATTTGTAGCCATTGCCATTATAAATCTCCATTAGTGTTAGAGGGCTTAATGCCCTCTAACTATTATTATTGATTAGACATTAATTAGTCTAACAGATCTTGAGTTATCAATCATTGCCGCTTTTGCATGAATTGATGCTACAACATCATTACCAACTGCCGCCGCTCTTCTAGCAATTTCAATGTCAACATTTTTTTGCATAGCAATTCTCATTGCATCTTGTCCAAAAATGTAACCTGCTGTGCCAGATGCTGTAATATTTGAGCTAACAAATATTTGAACGCCTGCTAAATTTCCAATAAAGCCATTTCTCATTGCTTCATTTTGGAAATCACCACCTGCAAATGCTTGTGTTCCAATTGATTTTAGAACTGTGTTGGCTTCATCAGGAGTAATTACTGAGTAAAGTTGTCCTGCTTCACCATTGTTTCTAATTTGGTTCACTGCATTAAAGAATTTATCAATTGATAGTGGAACAGAGTCCGCTGAATCAGTTGATGTATCTAATGCCGCATATACTGCTTTATCAAATGCAGTTGCTACTGATCTACCTAATAATCTACCAATTTCATTTGGATCAATATTACCTAGATCTCTAACTACAGCTCTTGCCGCTATTAATTCACAAACAATGTTGTTTTTAGTGTCAGAGATTGTCTGAGCATCTAAATCAACACCTGTTGCCGCTTCTGAGCTAACAGTTTGTGCTGTTACTTTTGCTAATTCAGGAACTTGTAATAGTCCTGAAGGAGCGTTTACTACTGGAACCATGTTTCCACCTAAAAATAGTGATGATTCCTCTGCCGCAAATACAGTAGCGGCTAATACTGGTACACTTAATGCATCTACATCAAGTGAACTTACATATTTTCCATTTGCCATTTTCTTTTCTCCTAGTTAAGAATGACTATACTAAACCCTTTTGCCTCATGTCTTTGTATTTTTGACGGTGCTCTGGGTTCCGCATATCTAGTTTTGAAAGATCAAATTTCTCACTTGATCTAGTGTCAGTGTTTCCGGTAGACCCTGCACCACTAGGTCCAGCAACTTTAAAGTAACTGTGTTCATTTAAGAACTCATCAACCAATGTGCCTACTGATAAAGCATCACCTTTGTCATCAAATCTAGCATTGCCTTCATTGTCAACTACAGTAACAGTACCTTCATCTGTCATCTTGATGTTGTTTCTTAATAGTGTAGCTACATGAGCTGGGTTCACTGCCTTAGCATTTGAACTTGCACTAATAAGAGCGCCATCTACTTTGATCTTTTCTAATTCAGATCTAAGTTGGCCAACTTCTTTTGCACTTTGTTGTTTAGTTTTTTGCAAAACTTTATCAAACTCTTGCCTTTTTATAAGTTGCTCTTCCTCAATTTGTGTTTTTAAACTTTTTAATTCATTATACTCATCTAAATTCACATCTGCATACTTTTTAGTAGCCTGAGAAAGCCTTTTTTGAAGAATTCCATCAAGTTCATCTTGAGTAAAAGTCTTCTCCTTAACCTGGCTATCATCACTACCAGCTTCTGTAGAGCCAGTGTCTACTTTGCTGTTTTCAACTATGGCGTTTTCAGTTTCCATATCAACATTTCTCCTTTGTTATTGTGGGTAACAAATACCTTATTCACTTTGTGTGAAATAACTTTGTATCTCTGGATGTAACTCCAGAATTTGTTCATTAGTCAAACCATCTACTTCTATCATCTCTCTCATATGAGCTATCATATCTGTAACTGTTTCCATTGGCGGATGTGCATTTGGATTAATTGCTTCATCAGCCATTGGTTGTGTTGACTCCTGAACTAACTGTTCTTGTTTTGACATAGTAGATTGAATTTGATTCCTTACAGTTTCATCT